CCCTTTGAGGTCCTTGATGGGATGGAGAGCTTGCAGCACAGGGGCATCATCAAGAGGCTGAATCTCTGCTTCAAGCGTGGAGGGGTTGATGGGCTCGCCTTCCTGGGGTCTCTCGACAGCATGCTGCAAGAGTGGAAAGCACTCAGCAAGGTGATGGACGCCACGAGGAAGATGGCTAGGAAGGAAGAGGAGAAGATCAGCAAGCTGCTCGGTACGGACTAGCAGGAGACTGCATCAACAAGAGCTGCTTTGCAGCCACTAGGAAGGTCATATGCAAAAACCAGCGACCTGGCCCCTACTGCCTGTTACAGCCAAAACCTGGGATGGGATTGCTGGTGGAAAATACCATCTCATCGATACGCTTCCTCTCTGGCATAGTTTCTATGAACAGTTGAAGATCAAGAAGCAAGTTGCTTGTGATTTGGAGGCAACTGGACTTTCCTATATTGATTCCAAGATTATTGGATTTAGTTTTAGTTGGGGAGCTGAGAATTCTTATTACGTCCCTGTTAGGCATGAGACGAATGAGAAGCAACTTGATATAGATGTTATTCGTCCAGATCTGGAAGAGTTCTTTTTTGATCCATCTCGCGTTACGATTTGGCACAATGCTAAGTTTGATTGTCACTTCCTAAAGATGGAGAATCTGACTCCTCGAGGAGTAGTGCATTGTACCCGCCTCATGCACTCTCTTATTCGTGAAGAACAGTCCACGACAGCATTGAAGAAGCTCGCTGAGGTAGAGATTCATCCAGATGCAGCAAAGTGGGAAGTTGCTATTGATGAGTTTCGTGCAACTTATGCTCGCAAGAATAAGATTCCCAAGAAGATGGTCCACTATGGATTGATCCCTCTTTCATTGATGGTACCCTATGCTGCTTCTGACGGGCACTACGCATGGATTCTATACAAGAAGAAGTTGTCTCAAATAACCTCTGATCCTTCCCTGCAAGAGTTGTATCTTATGGAGTCTCAGCTTCTTTGGGTTCTCCTCAATATTGAACACAATGGAGTTTTCATAGATCGTCCTTATCTTGAGAGGGTTGGTCCAGAGTTAGATATTGAGATAGAGAGATTAAGAGGGGAAATCAAGCAGGCACTAGGTGATGTGAACCCAGATAGTAACATGGCTTTGGCTGAACCACTTCAGAAGATGGGAGTGAAACTAACCAAGAGAACCAAATCTGGGAATCGATTTTCTCTTGACTCTGAGGTTCTTGAGAAGTTGGCCAGCAAGTACAAAGTTTGTGCTGATCTCAAAGAGTACAGAGGTGTGGTAAAGATCAAGTCAACTTACATAGAAGGTATTATCAACAAACTTACTGATCTATGGCAACTTCATTGTGAATACAATCAGGTGGTCAGTACAGGTCGCATGTCTGGAAAATCTCCTAATCTCATGAATATCCCCGCCAAAAATAAATCCATCCGTCGTGCCTTTATCCCACCCAAAAGCGTCGTCTGCGTTAGTTGCAGTTACGAGAGAAAACATCTCGTGATACCGGCGAAATGTCCCATCTGCGGGGCTAAAGTGATCACGAAGGAGGACTACATTCTGGTCTTCATGGATTACAACCAAATGGAGATCAGAATGACGGCTCACTACTCTCGGGATCCTGTTCTTCTGGATGTGTACAACGTCACCCACCAGGATGTTCACCTTCGGACGATGTGTGAGATCTGGGGGGAATATGGTTATGACGATGGATTGGCTATTTTACATGATGAATCTCATTCTGATCACATTCATGTAGTTGAGATGCGAAAGATTGCCAAGATCACTAACTTCCTCATCATCTACGGTGGTGGTCCCAGCAATCTGGCTTCCAACATCAGCACCCCAGATAAGCAATACACTGAAGCTGAGTGTCGTCGATTTATCCTGAGCTACTTTGAACGGTTGAAGGGGGTGCGGCGTTGGATTACACGTACAAAGATGTCCCTGAGAGAGACGGGGTGGGTCCAGAACTACTTTGGTCGCTACCGAAGGTTCCCGGAGCTGGCCAATTTGCTCAAGCGGGTTAGTAGAAATGCACAGTGGATGATAGAGCGTTGTGAGCGGCAGGCAACCAATTTTCTGATCCAAGGAACTTGTGCTGATTTATTCAAGATCGCTATGGTTCGTGCTAACTCAGTTTTGAAGGATGCAAGATCAGCGGTCATCATGCCCATTCACGACGAGCTGGTGTTCTACTGGCATGTGGACGAGTTTAAGCACCTGGGTGAAGTCAAGGCCAAAATGGAAGACTTCAACTTTGAAGTGCCCATGACCGTGGACGTATCCTACTCCTCTTCTACTTGGGCCGAAAAGCATGAGCTGAAGCTGGCTCAAGCGATACGGTAGACCCTCACCTGGTTATAACAAAGGATACAGGGCAAGCTCTGTGCCTTTGCTGTGGAAAGGATGATTCGGGATGCCCAACAATTTCACTGGTTTAGAGGTGAATGTCACAATAGACGGGATCAGCTATGAGGCAAGCCTTGAGGAAGACATCACAATTGACGGTCAGGACTTGGATGCAGAGTTCTTGACTCAGGCTCGCAAGTTTGCTTGGTGGGCCATGGTGTCAGAGCTGGCCAAGGATTTGATGAATCGTCGTAAGTACGATCTGGATCAACTATATGCTCGCCAAGATCACAGGGTTCGCATGGAGGCGTCATGTCCTCCCTCCCCCGCCAAACCCGTCAAGCTCACTGAGAAGATGGTTGAGAACAGCGTGATCACTTCTCCTGAGTACAAAACTGCCTATGAATCTTACCTCGATACCAAGAAGTATCATGGTATGCTTTCGGCTGGTCGAGAGGCATTTGTTCAAAGGAAGGAGATGTTGATTAGCTTAGGAGCCAATTATCGGGCTGAAGGAAATGCAGATCCAGTTCTTCTCCAAGAGAAGGCCAAGATCAAAGCGTCAGAGTTGGCTAGGCGTCGAGTTGTTGCATCAGTGACTAACCAACCCCCTCGTGATTCTAGAAATACACGAACTCCAGTCCGTAAACCGTAACACAAGGGAGATCAGACATGGCAACGTTCAAGACCTCAGTTGAAAAAGCCAAAGCGAAAGCAGCCGAAGAGGCAGCCAAGGCTGAGAATCGTTTCCAGAGGACAGCACGGACTTTCTGGAAGCCCAAGCAGGGACAGAACCGCATTCGCATCCTCCCGGCTTGGACGGGTGAAGGCCCCAACGCCAATCAGTTCTGGCGTGAGATGTACGTGCATTGGGGGATTGGTCCTGACGAGGAGAATCAGGTCAACCTCACGTGCCCTCGGCTCACTCCTGGGAGCGAGACCAAGGAGTGTCCGGTTTGTGATGAGTATAACCGCCTGCGGGGAACAAAAGACCCCAACGATCTGGAGATGGCAAAGGAGCTTCGAGCGAAGCAGCGTGCCTACAGCAACATCATTGATCTGACTGACCCTACGTGGTCACAGGAGGATCTTGATGAGTTTAAGCTTCAAGGTGTCGAGGAGATTCCTGGGGTGGATTCCCCCAAGATCCAGGTTTTCAACTATGGGCCTACCATTCTGAAGGAACTGTTGGACATCTTCTGTGACGAGATTGATCTGACGGATCTTACGGAAGGCCACAACGTGGTCATCACTCGCACGGGAAAAGATCTCCAGACTCAGTACAGGGTTCGCATCGAGACCAAATCGACACCTGCTCCGGTCGATTCAGAGCCTGATCTTCATGATCTGGATGCTATCATGCCTTTCAAGGAGCCCTATGTGATGAAGGCTCTGCTTGAGGGGGTCGATCCAGAGGAGATGAAGAAGCTGTATCTAGCCGAGGGAAAAATCATTGAGGGTGGCAATGGGGAGAGTAAGCCTGCTGCTAAGGCTGCCTCTAAGCCTGCTGCTAAGGCTGTCGCCAAGAAGCCTGCTCCCAAGCCCGAGCCTGTTGAGGAAGAGGCTGTCGAAGAGGAAGAGGTTGCAGAGGAAGAGGTTGCAGAGGAGGAAGAGGCTGTCGAGGAAGAGGCTGTCGAGGAAGAGGCTGTTGCAGAGGAAGAAGGGGAGGGTCCTCCTCCATGTTTCGGTGCGGAGTTGGATGCTGGTGATACCCAGTGCTCTGAGGATTGCGGTCTATTCGAGGACTGCAAGGTTGTTACGGAGGCAAGGTTGGCCAAGGAAAAGAGGAAGCCAGTTGGGAAACCAGCTAGCAAGCCTGCTCCTGTTGCTGCCAAACCTGCTGGCAAGCCAGCGGCTCCCGTGGCGGGAAAGAAGCCTGCTTCTCCAGCAACAGGGAAGGCTGCGGGGAAGATGGACACGGGCGATGTGGACGATCTGGCCAAACGGATGCGTGCGGCTATCGACGGCAACCGTTAGATCTCGTAGAGGCAGGGGCAGCTTTTCTTCTTAGGCAGAGCTGCCCCTGTCCAGGAGGCAGTCATGGCCAGGACCGCAGTCAAACGTAAGTCATCTACCCAGGCTGACGAAGATCAACTGGTTCATCTTGTCGTCAAGAAGATGGAGAACCAGTTTGGTTCCAGATCAGCTCTCATTCCTGATTCTGGAACCATTCTCTGCCAGATTGATCACTGGGTCAGCACACGCAACTTTCTCATCGATAGTGCCATTGCCGGTGGGCTTCCCATGCCCCGTCCCATCATTCCCTTTGGAAGGCTCACTGAGATTGCTGGGCTCAATGGAACAGGGAAGACAACGCTTCTGGGTCAGATCATCGCAGAGACACAGGCCACAGGTGGCATTGCTGCGGTCATTGACACAGAGCAGTCCATTGATCTTTCTTACTTCGAGAAGCTGGGAGTCAATCTAAGTCGGTTGATTGTGATCCAGTGTGAAACCATCGAAGATGTGTTCACACGTCTTGTTTCTCTCGTTGAAGCGATCAAGGAGTTCAGCACAGACCGTCTCATTTGCATGGGATGGGATTCACTAGGTGGAACCCCGACCAAGGCTCAGGCTACTGCTGAAGCTGATGATCATTTCTACGCTGAGGCAGCGAAGGTGGTGGGTAAGAACCTCCAACGTCTCATCCAGATGATCTCCCGAGAGCGTATTGCTCTTGTCTTCAACAACCACCTCTATCGGAAGATGAACGTGAAGTACGGGGACCCCTGGGAGACCTACGGAGGGGAGAAGGTCAAGTTCTACTCGACGTTGAGGATTCGCCTTGAGCGAGTGGGAGCTATCGGTGAGGGTATTAAGGACAAGGATGAGGAAAAAGTGATCATTGGGCATCGGGTCAAGGTGAAGGTGATCAAGAACAAGATGGCTCCAATGCTGAGATCTGTTGTGGTTCCTTGCATTGGGAATCATGGTTTCAGTCTCAACTACTCTGTTTTCGAGCATTCGATTCAGCAGGGGTTGATCACGGGAAAGACGTGGCGATCTTGGTCCACCTCATCGGAAGAGGTGAAGTTCCTGGGTTGGAAAGGGTTTCAGGAGAAGGTCATGGTACATCCTGAGTATCCTGATCTGGTCCAGCAGGTGGTGTCAAATCACTACCATAAGAATTCCGTTGCTGGGGAAGTAGAGACGGAAGTGGAGGATGAAGAGTGAGACGGGCACCCGCTGAGGGGAAGTGGCAAGGCACAGTGACAGTGCTTCATGCCACGGAGAAAGCTCTGAAGGTGGACTACGAAGGGGAAGAGATATGGATCCCCTATAGCCAGGTTGATGATGACTCTGAGATCTATAAGAAGGAACAAGTGGGGGAGACAGGTGAGCTTGTGATCTCAGAGTGGTTGGCCAAGGAGAAGGGTCTGATTACATGAAGGTACTTCTCTTTAGTGATCTTCATGGCCACGCATTCAAACCCTACGCTCAGCTTCTACCCAACGGGATGAACTCCAGGCTTCAGGATGCTGTGGAAACACTGGATCAGATCAGAGCAGTGGCCAAAGAGGAGAAGGTTGATCTGATCCTCTTTGGTGGAGACATGTTCCACACTCGAGGTACTATTCACGTGCAAACATTCAATGCCATCTTCGAAGGAATCTCGAAGATGTCACTGGGAAGAATGGTGGGGTTGCTTGTGGGCAACCACGATCAGACCTCTCGGCGGGGGGATGTCCACAGTGTTTATGCTTTTGGAGCTGTGGCGACGGTGATGGACAAGCCAGGATGGGTCAAGTTCACAACCAAGGGTGAAGACCTTCACATTCTGGCTCTGCCTCACACTCCAGAAAAGGATGACATCCTTGTAGAGATCAATGAAGCACTCAAAAACCCTCCAGGTGATCCTGCAATACTTCTGGGACACTTTGGTGTTGATGGGGCTAGCATAGGATCAAATCTGGTTTTGATCGACAAGCATTGTCTGTCCATGAAGGACATCTCTCAATTCCAGCAAGCGTTTTCTCAGATCTTCCTAGGACACTATCACCATCCTCAGAAGCTCGCGAACAACGTGCGCTTCATTGGAGCCCCCCACCACCACAACTGGGGTGATGTGGGTTCACTTCGAGGGTGTTGGCTGTGGGTACCAGGGGAGACCCCTCGATTCAAAGCATTGCCTGGTCCCACCTTCAAGAAATTCGATCTGCAAACCATTCGAGAGGGTGTTGGGCTCAAGGAGAGCGACATTAGGGGATGCTACATCAGGATCATGTGTGAGGAGTTTCCCACAGATCTCGAGCAGAGTGAGCTGCGGACCAACGTGATGGGCACCGGGGCCAGAGTAGTGGAGTTTGTGGTTCTAGAACAGTCACAGGTCGCATCAGGACCGGTACCCATATTCCAGGTGGGAATGGACTTCGAGGAGATGCTAGAGTCCTACATTCACAGCCAAACTGATCCCCAGCTTGATGATGAGATGTTGTTCATGCTTGGGAAGGAATTGTTGGGATGACCTACGAACAGATCGGGGCTGAGGTTGGAAAGTTGGTGACAGAGAAGCAAAAGCAGTACGGAGACAGCTTCACCAAGGCGGGACAGATCATGAGGATTCTCTATGAGAAGGGAATCCCTACTGAAGCGATGGCTGAAGCTTTGACTGTGGTGCGAGTGTTGGACAAGCTTAATCGTATTGCCACTGCCCGTGGTGGTCCTGATCTTGGTGGTGAGAGCCCTTGGCGTGACATCGCAGGATACTCCCTATTGGAGCTGGGCAAACATGAATGTCATCTTCAAGACCCTGAGCATTCGTAACTTCCTCAGCATTGCTGAGGAGGTGTTGTGGCAACTGACTGGGAAGGGTTTGGTTCTTATTGAGGGTGAGAACCAAGACAGTCAAGTGGCAGACAGTAATGGGAGCGGTAAGAGCACATTATTTGAGGGGTTAGTGTGGTGCATTTGGGGCAAGATGGTTCGGGGCGGGTCTGGGGATGCTGTGATCAATCGGAAGGTGGGGAAGGACTGTTCTTGCTTCCTGGAATTCACTTACGGAGGTGTGGGGTACAGCATTCTCCGGTGTAGGAAGCACGAGACAAAGAAAAACTCCCTCGAGTTGTGGTCTTTCGATCCACCCACCAATACCTCTTCTGATTTAACTCAGGCCACGATGGCTCTGACCCAGGAGAAGATCGATGAGATTCTAGGGATCGACTACGATACTTTCATTCGTGGGCCGATGATGCCTCAGGGAAGCTTCAAACGGTTCAGCCAGATGACTGACATGGAAGTGAAGTCAGTTCTAGAACAAGCTCTTCAGATCGAGAAACTAGCCGAGGCTCGGGGACGAGTTCGTCAACTTCTTCGACAGGTGGAGATGAAGGAATCCACATTCAAGACAGCTTTGGATGGTGCAAAGACAAGTATCACACTATGTCGAGAGAGACTAAGCCAATACCAAACTGAAGGACATACATTTGAGAAGAATAGGATTCAGCGTGTTGCTGATTTGGAACAGCAGGTTGCTTCTGGTGAAGAGCAAAAGAAGGAAATCCTAAAACCCTGGGGTACAATTGATCCCACTCTCATTGCTACGATTGGGGATGCGTTGAGGGACTCTAAGGAGAAGTCTGTCCAGATTGGTCAGATGATGCAGGAGCTTCGTCAGAAGTGGGTGGAGAAGGAGGATGCCCTGCGTCAGCATCTTAGTGGGAAGATCACTCTTCAGGCTACACTCGATCATGAGAAAGCAGATTTGGTCCATCGTCACGATGCGATTGAAGAGCTGGTGGGCCAGTGCCCAACGTGTGAGAGGCCCATCACTCCGGATGGGGTGGCAGCATCTCTGGATGTGATTGACAGCATACTGAAGATGAACGTCAAGGCATTGAGGGAGGTTGTTGAGGAAGTGGGGGAGGCCAAGAGGGCATTGAAGGAACTGCAAGAGAAGCGGGATGAGTCTTTGGATGGGGCTGAGGTATTTGTGAGAGGGGCAGCAACGAAGATTCGGGCCTTCGAGAACCAGATCAATCATGTTCAACAGGCACAGCGAGAGCTTGAGCTAATTGACAAGCATATCCAATCTTTTCGAACTGCCGCAGTTGAAGCTACAAATGCTCAGTCACCGTTTGCCAATGTGATTGATCGTGAAAAGTTGACCATTTGTGACCACCTTCGGAAGATTCAAGCACTGACAGCTCGTGTGGCTGCCTGTGAGAGGCAATTGCGTCATCTCAAGTTCTGGGAGGAGGGGTTCAGCAACCGGGGCATCAAGAGCTTGCTTCTAGAATCAGTGACCCCCTTCATGAACCAGCGGGCGGCACACTACAGCCAGGCTCTCTCTGATGGGGAAATCAAGATTGAGTTCTCTACTCAGACTACCTTAAAGTCAGGCGAGGTCCGAGAGCAGTTCTCGGTGCAGGTGACTAATGAGAATGGAGCGGATACGTACGCTGGTAATTCAGGTGGAGAGAAGGGTCGAGCAGATTTGGCGATCAATTTCGTGCTGTCTGACCTGGTTGCTTCTCGGGCTCGGAAAGCTTTCCCTCAGCGTTTTTTCGATGAGCCCTTTGAGGGATTGGATGAATCTGGGGTTGATGCTGTCATGGCACTGCTTTCATCTATGGCAGTGGATGCAGGGTCCGTCTTTGTCATCACACATCAGCCTGGCATGAAAGGACTCTTCGATGGAACACTGACGGTAGTAAAGGAGAGGGGGCGCAGTGTCATACGTTGAAGCAATGAATATCGACACTCTCCAGAAGATTATTGATCGACTGATGCCATCACCGATTGCCATACCTTTGAAGGTACTGGAGATTAAGGAGTTATCTACGA